TAGATATGTTAAACCAGATTAGGACCCTATTAGGGGTAGAGCAAAAAATAGAACTTGCTCAAATTACACTAGATAATGGTACAGTCATAGAAGCGGAAGCGTTCGAAGCAGGTAACGAAGTATTTATCGTTACGGAAGAGGAAAAGATAGCCTTACCCGTAGGAGAGTACACGTTAGAAGACGGCAGAGCGTTAATCGTTGAAGAGGAAGGTATTATTAAAGAAGTAGGTACGGCAGAAGCACCAGCGGAAGAAGAAGCCGAAGAGGTAGAAGCCGAAGAAGAAGTAAAAGAGGAAGAAATGGCTTACGTAACTCGTCAAGAGTTCGGGGAAGCTATGGACGAGATCAAAGCGATGATCCAAGAACTCGGATACGGTAAAAAAGAGGAAGAAATGCAGGAAGAAGTTAAGGAAGAGTTAGCAGCACAAGAACCAGCAGCTAGACCTTTGCGTCATAATCCAGAGCGTAAATCTAAACCTCAAATTAAAAAGCTATCAGCAAATAAAACAAACGGAACAAAAGATATTATATTCAATAAATTATTTAAATAATGGCAACAGTTACTACAATTACAACTAACTATCAAGGGGAATTTTTACAAGAGTATATCTCCGCGATGCTTCTTTCGGGAAAAACACTAAACGATGGAGCAATTACAATTAAACCAAATGTTAAACACAAAGCGACTTTAAAAAGTTTAGACCTTACGGGGGCTATAGGAGACGCTACTTGCGACTTTACCGATACTGGGGTTTTAACTTTAGCCGACGTGGTTATCGAGCCTAAACCTTTGCAGGTAAATATGACTTTGTGTAAGTCAGATTTTAGAGACGACTGGGAGGCAGTTTCTATGGGATATTCTGCGTTTGACTCTTTACCTCCAAACTTTGCGTCGTACATTACTGGACATATTGCAGCCCAGATCGCAGAGACGGTAGAGAAAAATATCTGGAACGGAGACGATAGTGCAGGTTCTGGTAACAACTTATTCGAAGGGTTCGAGCAAAGACTTACTTCGTCTACAATTACTGGAGTAGGTGCGACTACTATTGATCATACAAACGTAATAGCTTTCCTTAACGGAGTAGTCGAAGATATCCCTAATGCAGTTTACGGTGCAGAGGATTTAACGATTTACGTACCTAACAACGTATACAGAGCGTATGTAAGAGCGTTAGGAGGTTTTGTAGCAAACGTAGGGGCAGCGGGTATTGACAATAAAGGAACTACCTTCTACCAAATGGAGCAGAGACTAACTGTAAACGGGATCCCGCTTCAACGTTGTCCAGGAATGAGCGACAACCGCGCGATCGCTGGTCGTAAATCCAATTTATATTTTGGCACGGGGCTAGTAAGCGATCATAATGAGGTAAAATTACTAGATATGAGCGACTTAGACGGGTCAGATAATGTAAGGTTCGTTTCTCGTTTTACGGCAGCTACGCAAGTAGGTATCGCAGCAGACGCGATCCACAGAACACCAGCAGTTTAATAATTAACTAACATATAAAGGGGTGGGGTAAATGCGCCCTATCCCTTTTTTAATAAAAAAAATATGGCTTGTAACTTAACAAATATAGCAGGTAGAGAATTACCTTGCGAAAAGACGGTAGGCGGATTAAAAGCCGTTTACTTTGCAGCTTTTGACGAAGCTACTACTGCTGGGGACGCAACTAACCCACCAGCGGGTACTTGGTACAAGTACGACTTAAAGGGTGCGTCTTCTTTAGAGACTTCTATTAACGGGTCCAGAGAAAATAACTCGATCTTTTACACGCAAACGATCAATATACAATTACCTTTACTAGATAGCGATACTCAAGATGAGGTAAAGATTTTAGCAGCGAACAAACCGCACGTTATCGTAGAGGACTATAACGGTCAACAATGGTTAGCGGGATTAGAACACGGCTGCGATCTTACGGGAGGTAGCTTAGTAACTGGTGCAAATATGGGAGACTTTAGCGGATTTACGCTAACTTTCGAAGCATTAGAAAAAGCACCACCTGCGTACGTAGATACTGCGGTTACTGCTTCGGGTACACCTATAACCCCTAGCGTTACCGCTTCATAGATTTTCGGTTTTGTTTTAATAGGTAAAGAGAGGGTAGCAGAAATGTTACCCTTTTTTTTTAATAAGTCGCAAAAAGTCGTTTTTATTACGTTATATAGATATGAAGGTTTTAACAACTAGCACCGATCCGCAAGAGATAGAAGTAATACCTAGAAGTTACCCTACCAGTATAACGGTAAATCTACGAGATGAAGTAACGAATGACACGTATACTTATACCAGTATAACTACCGCGCAAAATAAGGGGTATTTGTGCTTTTCTAACGCGTTTACTCTAGTCGAGGGTAGATTTTATAATATTACGCTTTTAGATGGCGCAGACGTTATTTATAAGGGTAAGATATTTTGTACAGATAGTGCGGATTATTCAGTAAACACCAACCAGTATACAGAAGAGACAACGTACGATAATGATTATATAATTATATGAGCAGACAACATAAACCAGCTAAGTACTCTAACGATCTACGGGTAATTAATTTTGCCAGTTATACGAGTCCTAGTATAGTCGAGAAAAAAAACCAAGACTACGTAGAGTACGGAGATGATAATAACTATTATCAATATCTTATAGATCGTTATAACGGATCGCCAACAAATAACGCGATTATAAACGGTATTTCGGAGATGATCTACGGAGAAGGTCTAGACGCGACAGACTCAAGTAGAAGACCAGATCAGTACGCGCAAATGAGATCGTTATTTTCTAAAGACTGCGTACGTAAATTAGCCTACGATCTAAAACTTATGGGAGGCTGCGCTATGCAGATTATATACTCTAAGGATCGTACTAAGATCGCACAAGTAGAACACTACCCAGTAGAAACCCTACGAGCGGAAAAGTGTAACGATAAAGGAGAGATAGAAGGTTATTACTATTGCCCAGACTGGACTAAGCACAAAAGAAGCGATAAACTAGAACGTATCCCAGCTTTCGGAACTTCTAAGGAGTCAATAGAGATACTATTTATAAAACCCTATAGAGCGGGGTATTATTACTATTCTGCGCCAGACTATCAAGGGGGAATACAATACGCGGAGATCGAAGAAGAAGTAAGTAACTTCCACCTCAACAACATAAAAAACGGGTTATCTCCTTCTATGCTTATAAACTTCAATAACGGAGTACCAGCAGAAGAAGAGCGTAGCTTAATCGAGAGCCGTATAGCGCAAAAGTTTACGGGATCAAGTAACGCAGGTAAATTTATACTAGCGTTTAATGACTCCAGCGATACGGCAGCTACTATAGATCCAGTACAACTATCCGACGCGCATAATCAATACGAGTTTTTAAGCGAGGAAACGATGCGTAAAATAATGGTAGCGCATAGGGTCGTTTCTCCTATGTTATTAGGGATCAAAGACTCGACGGGACTAGGTAACAATGCAGAGGAACTCGAAAAGGCAAGTATACTTATGGATAATACCGTTATAAGACCTTTCCAGCGTTTACTTATAGATGCTTTCGATCAAATACTAGCGTTTAACGATATATCGCTAAACCTATACTTTAGGACTTTGCAGCCTTTAGAGTTCGTAGATCTATCAAACGCTATGAATAAGGAGCAAGTCGAAGAGGAAACGGGGCAAAAACTATCTGCGGAAACGCCTTTTATGGATAACGAAACTGCGGACGAATTATGGGAACTCTTAAAAGATCTAGGAGAGGACGAGCCAGAAGGTTACGAACTTATAGACGTTGAAGACACCGAAGACGAACCCGACGATTTCGACGCAGAAAAGTATCTAAACGGTTTAAAACTTAGTGCGACGCAAGACAGTAAAGAAGATACGGACCTTTGGAAAGTAAGATATAAGTACATTAAGGGAACTCGTAAACAAGCTAAAAGCCAGTCGCGGGATTTCTGTAGCAAAATGCTATCCGCAGACAAGTTATACCGTAAAGAAGATATCGGAATGATGAGCGCAAGAGGTGTAAATAAAAAGTTCGGACATAAAGGACGCAACTATAGTTTATTTCTCTATAAGGGCGGTCCGAATTGTTACCACAGATGGGAACGAAGAGTATATAAAAAGAAGTTAAAAAAAGATGGAGAACCGTACGGAGGTAATGCGTTACAAGGGACAAACTTTAAGAACGTAAACCAAGCGATAAGGGAAGGTTACAAACCAAAGAAGAACCCAAAAGAGGTAGCAACTGCGCCTATCGATATGCCGAGACAAGGACACCACCCAAACTATAACAAATAATGGCTACTGCACTATTTATAAAAAGAGAGGATATAGTACGTAACTCGATTATCGACGGTAACGTAGATTTTGACAAGTTCGTATACTATATTAAGGAAGCACAAGAGATACATATACAAAACTATTTAGGTACTAGATTATATAACCGAATATCTAGCGACATTTTAGCGGGAACTCTAACGGGTAATTACCAAACGCTAGTAAACGATTATATACAACCTATGGTTATACATTACAGTATGTGCGACTATTTGAATTTTGCGCCTTATACGTTAAAAAATGGTGGGATCTATAAACACCAAAGCGAAAACTCGGAAACTGCGAGTAAATCGGAGGTGGATTTTTTAGTACAAAAGCATAGAGACAAAGCGGAATTTTATACTAGACGTTTTATCGACTATATGACTTTCAACCAAAGCGATTTCCCCGAATACAATACGAATACAAACGACGAAATGTACCCTTCTAAAGATGCGACGTATAACAACTGGGTACTATAAACCGAAAAAAAAAAACGAGAAAAAGCTATATAATTTTTTAAAGAATAAAAAATGGCAGCAAAATACGACATACCAAACCAGTACAACGGGGACACCTTCGAACAAATAACATTTAATTTTTATAACACCACCAGCGACGCGGGTAATGAAATAGATCTTACGGGTGCAGTACCTAAAATGGATATAAGACGTAACGACGAAAACGGTAAAGTCGTAAAGGTGCTAACAATAGGAGACGGCTTAGAATGGGTTAGCGAGAGTAGCGGACAGTTTAGAACGCAGCCGTTTTTAATAGACTGGGGAGGGGGTAAATATGTATACGATTTACAGATTACGTATTCTAGTACCAGCGTAACTACATATATAAAAGGATCATTTAGAGTAACCGAAGATATTACGGACTAATGGCAGAAACGATAGGGGTAATATTACAAACTGGGACTAATGATATAGACGTAATAGTCCAAGACGGACCTACTGTAGAAGTAGTATCGGAAACCCAGCAGCCCACAGTAGAAATAATTTTAAGTGGAGGTATAGGACCCGCAGGACCACAAGGAGAACAAGGACCCACAACATATATGTGGAGTGGTGATGTAGAAGTTTCTGGTAATATGACAACCGTTTTGACTTTTCCTTATTTACAATCAAGTAAACACAATCTAAAGTCTATGGATATTGTTGTAAGTGGTTTTGGAAACGTAGACTTTTTCCTAAATGATTTATCTTCTAATGAGACTCTCACAGAGTTTCGGTATGCTTTAACAAAGGATATTAATGTAATTCATCATGATAACTTTGAGAAACTTCCTGAGGAAACTGATAATACAGCCATACAATTGTGTGTTAAGTTAGCTGGTTCTAAAAAGAAAGATAAATCTACTATTAAAGTGATATCTGTTGCTTTGAATATGTAATAC